AAGGCTCGTGACAGGAAGATTTTAGAACTGGAATTCGCTCAGGATATGTTGAAAGAAAGGGGCGAAAAACATGCAGCATGAGGGAGTAGATAAAGAATTTGTTTTTGAGCAATTACTGCTTAGTCTGGAGGGTTTATGTAATGCCATTCAGGATGTAGGATCGTCTTTGAGTGAGAAAGAACGCAATGCGATTTGCGATGATCTCGAATCCAGTGGGTTCGCAGTAAAAAAAATCATGAGTTTATTTATAGAAAAGAAGAATGGAAAGGACTTGATAAAATGCCCGATATAGTAGATTATAGTAAGTGGCGGCTTAATCCTGACGGTAATGTTTTAGGTATAGTTGGAAATTTCTGCATGAATGATTTATTAAATTTTATCCAAGATTATTACATAGAACATACTGACAATGGAAGCATGCCTGAGTTTATTGATATAACAAAAGAACAGCAAGATTATTTCGTATCTCGGGTAATAATTAATGGCGGGATAAAATTTGAAAATGGGAAGTTGTCGGAGATACAAACTCCTTATGGTGTAATTAAAGTATTTCCTGAAGAAGAAAAATTAAAACATTTTAAAAATAAATGGCGTATTGCCATATTAAGGCGTATATCCAGTTTACTAAACAGTATTGCTGATATATTTGATACTGACGAAAAGGAAATGGTTATAGCTTATTCTGTTAATGATAATTATAGATATCCTCTTGATATTTTATGCAAAGATAATAAACCTGGATTTTTGCATATCCCTGGATTGTTTAAGTATATTGAAGAGATAAATAGTTTAACAGAGTGCAATAACGAGAGAATGTATGAGATTGCAAGTGAAATTCGTGAATTAAGTAAAGTGTTTAATTGAATAGAGTAAGGGTTGCTTAAACACCCTTTAAAGAATATTTATGGCCTGCGAAATGCAGGCTTTTTCATTTCTCTAACCATTTTAAAGCATCATTTTCAATCTCATCCAGATCCTCATCTGTCAATTCCAGGAAAGACCTTTCCGGTATGTTCATGTCGGGATTACCGAATTGATGAGTGCCTGCTCTTATGTCGTTAGTTCCTACCACAGCAGAAAATTCATCATAATCTGCATTTATAGAATCCATCATCTGTCCTGTCACCTGAAGTATTTCCCCGGACTCTCTTTCAGTTTTCCCGGAAGGAAGCAATGTTTCCACCCAGGAGGGTTTGACGTTTCTATTTACATAGTCGCCTTTTTTTGCGCCGGTTTTCTTACTGTCTCTTTTGTATCTTCTGAATTCCCCGGAGTCTTTATCTCTGACCCGTTTTTTAGTCCTGCTTCTCTGCTCTTTGGTTGCAGGAGAAAGGTCTTTCCAGCCTGCTCCGTCAAGTCTCTTTCCTTCTGTTTCGAAGTTCTTCATGACGGCATTATACATAGTTTCAGAGGCTTCTTTCATGACGGGTGTCATGTTTTCTACTTTCCCCTGAAGCTCTTTGAAGACTTCTTTTACTTCTTTGTTTTCTACGTCTATATTCCAGCCAAGCATTGTTCACCCCTTAAGATATTTCTCTATTCCATTGGCAATGGCGAAGGCGTAAAACACTTGAAACTCTCTTGATTTTAAAAGTTCCAGGTCTTCCGGGTTCGATAGGAATAAAGTTTCAATAAGGATTGCAGGCATGTTTGTATGAGATAATACGTAGAAATTATCTTCTTTGAGTCCTCTGTTTAAGAAGTTCCACAGGTTAAACTTTATTCTTATCCGATGCGTATCTCTTTTTCTTTTGTTTCTGTAGATAAAGAACCTCATTTAAAATACATTTTGCAAGCTTCTGTCCCTGTGTTGAAGCGTAAAATATCTCTGTTCCGTTTGCTTCTGAACTTCCTGCAGCATTACAATGAATAGAAGCAAATAAATCACACTTAAAGTAATTAGCCCTGTCTGTTCTGTATGGTAGATCGCCGAGGCTTTCATTGTAGATGGGATAAGTTGAGGTCTTTTTATCTCTGGACAGTAAGACAGTATGACCCTTTTCCTGTAGATATTCCTTTGTTATTTTTGCAATCTCAAGAACTATGTCTGCTTCTCTGGTTCCGTCTTTTCCGATTGCTCCGAAGTCTCCGCCCTGGTCACCGTGACCGGGGTCTATAAATATTCTTTTCATAATGTTGAGGAAAGCTAATTAGCGAGGTAATTAATTAGTTAGTTTATTTCTATTTCATCCCATTCTTCATCGGTTAATCCATAGAAGGGATCTTCTAAATTTTCTATATCAATCAGAAGGTAATCGTAATCATCTCCAAGAATATCAACTTTTTTTCTGAGTTTTTTTATTTCGTCTTTCCATTCTTTAGTGTCTTTAATATCAAAGTTTTTACAGAGCTTTGGCGACATTTCAGATATTTTATCTAGAACTTCACGCTCTAATTTTTTTCTGTCAAAAGCCACGATAAAACACCTTCTTTTATTGCTTCTTTTTTTACTATTATACCATAATTTTCTACTATAGACAAGAAATCTTCGTATGTATCCATAGGGTTTATGTCTTTAGTCCATTCCTTTGCTTCCTTTAATTCTGCCGTTCTGATTGTGTATAACTCCTTAATTACTTCTTTTTTTAAACTTTCCTTTTTAACACCTCTTTCTTTAGCTTTTTTTATTATATGTAAAAGTAGATCAGAACTTTCTTTTTGATATGCCCTGATAATTACATCCTCTGGTTTTAATTTTCCGTATTTTACGCCCCATAATCTTGTTAATAATTCCGTCAAACCTTCTTCTATATTTTTCACTCTCTTTTTTTCTTCATTAGTGTTGTTAATTTGTGTGTCTTTTTTCTTATATTTTTTTAAACTATGAATGAATTCGTGGATAAAAGTAAGTGCTCCGCGCGTTTGTGCCTCTGGAGAAGCTATTCCGAGAGCGTCAAGGGTTACATTTGTTCTTATATAAATATTCTTGCCTCTGTGAAAAGCTCTAATATTTTTCTTCTGCTCTTTATTTTTACTGTAAATATTGTTAAAATCCTCATCTGTGGGATCGTAATTGAATATTGCCTCAGACTCCCAGTTATTCCATTCTTTGAATGTATCCCTGATGTATTTGATATGATTGTCAATCTTTTTTTTCTCTCCGGGGTTTAAATGATAAGTTCCGTCCTTGTTAAACCATATGGCCAGTTCATTCGGGTATTTCTTTAAGTCCGGCATCCATGCCGCCTCTCCGGGGTTATAACTCCATCCCGGCGTAAGGGTAGTTTTCTTTCCTGTGACAGGGTCTCTGTAAACTGCAACCTGTTTTTCTATGCCTGACTTTTTGGATATAAGCTCATTTTTAGAAGTAATATTTCCCCTTGATGACTCTACTGTTAATCCCTGCAAGTCGGTTTCTTTTAGTGCTACTACGTAACACCTGCAGCGCCATCCGTTAGGAGGATAGAAATTATCCCAGAACGGATCGTCATATTTAAATACTTTCCTGTCTAACAGCTTATGTTCTTCTCTTACCTTTGGGTCTTCTCTGGTTCTGTACTGCCAGTAAGGACGGCTGTCTTTATTATCTCTCATGGCTTTATATCTGCCGACAGAATAAGCAACCTTGAGATTTGTCCTGTATATTGTTTCAAGTCTCCTGGGAGATCCGAGTTGAACTTTTTTACCCTGGATAGTAGGCTTCCCCCACCATCCGGCCTTTTCAAGTTTCGGTTGAAGTTCTTTCTTGAATTGATGTAAGGTAATGCCGTCTTTAATGGATCTCTCTACCATGCCCCGGATGTCTTTAAGGATGTCTAACTTTGTAACCTTTGCTACAACAAAAGCCCTTACATGTGCATCCTGCCAGGTGTCATAAAAATTCCACGACGGAGCATCTTTTTTCTTTTGGAAATATTCAATTGCTGCTTTTGGCGGTAAGTTGATCGGGTAAGTTGCTTTCATTGTCAGTTTTTTTCTTTCCTGTAAGGTCGAATACGGTAAGGATAATCATTAAAAAGATGAATAAATATTTTGAACTTATTTTGACTTTAATAGATTGATCTGAATATAGGGATTCCTGTATTCAATAACTGTTTTATCTGTCGAAGTATTTGCCATCTTCCTGCTCCATTTTCTCATCACTCCATCCATATGTTATGGTTAAAATTCAAGACGGTTTTCGAGGCTTCTGTTGCCGCAGCCAAGATAGCAATGTTAGCGCCGTCTTCGTTATATTGCTTAAAGGTGTTGTTGATGAAATCACAGAGCGTGTCGAATACCTGTTGTTTCTTTTCTTTATTTTCTCTTGTCCGTTCCTCTGCTTTTCGGACTTCCGCCGTAATTTCTTCGAATGTTTTTTTCATGTATTTCACCTCTTCCTTTCACTGCAAAACGTGTAAATATCATTCATTAATTTTCTAATCTTATTACTCCATTCTTTATCTGAGGCATATTTCTGGTTCATACCTCCCAGGGTAGGACCGTTATAATATACTCCTCCCGGTGTCAGGTAATTAGCATAGACATGTTTCATGACAGTGTCTATACATTGCCAGTAACTGGCGAAGCTCATGGCGCTCTCGTATGGTGAGCTATCATACGCCTTGTATCCAAAGAGGTTACTCTTCTCTCTTGCAATCTTACTCCTGCCCCATCCGCTTTCTAATATCGCATGAGCCAGGATGTAGCAGGGATTAAGCTGATATTTCTTTGAGGCTGCCATGATGTCAAGAACTAACCCCTTTCTTTTCTCCACTTTAAACGGAGAGTCCATTGGAGCGTTTTCCCAGAGGAAAGCGTCCAGATCGCCAGCTTCAATTATTCTTAAATCAGCAATATTATCCATTTGCTTTCCCCTTTCTTTTCTTCCAGTTTTCCGAATATACATCTGCCGGTATGAATTTGACTACAGCAGACTTGTTTTCCTTGTATTCGGGATTGTTTTTCCATACTCCGCGTTGTTTCATTCTTTCTTCTTTTGTCATATATATATCACCTCATTTCTTTAAGTTGATTTTATATTCTTCATTTAGTTTTCTGGATGCCCCGACTTTTTTGAGTATTTCGTCATCCAGTTTGAGCATGGCATCCTTGTCTGGTTCTTCCAGTTCTTTTACGTAACTTTTAAGTCCCAGGCTTTTTAGTGCCGTAGCGCATGCCGCTTTACTTCTTAAGAGTATCTTCTCCGTGGCGGAATAAACTATACTTCCGAATTGCAGGATCTTCTCACCTTTTTTCAACTCTTTCTTTTTGGTGATACAGAAAGCTTCTATATCTTCTTTCTTTCCTTTTATTTCTTCCTTGATTTCCAATGTCATACTCTCAAGTTCTGCTATTTCCTTAAGTTCTTTGTTAATATCTTCCCAGCCCTTATATTTTAAATCTTTGTTCATAATGCACTCCTTTAATAATCTCTTAACCTGTAATTTTCTCGCAGGTCTTCAAGTGTAATTCTTAACTCGCTGATGGCGTTTGACCATTTCGCTTCATCCTCCATTGCGTCCCAACAGGAAGCAGGAGGATATTCTTCGATTATTTCTATTAATTCATGCGCTCTTTCCCATTCCTCTTCCATCTTTCTCACTTCCTCACTTTGTAATATCCGAGAGTCTTCCTTCAACTTCTGACCAGAACATTGCTCTTTCAAGTAAAGACTCTAATTTGTCAACTTCCATCAGGGGAAACTGTTCTGAAAGGCTTTCCATTATTTCTTCATAACTGTTGCTGTCTTGAACCAGTTTGACTACCGGTTTTAATATTGCTTCTCCTATATCCTGAAGGGTTCTATCCGGTATATTATCCGGAGCGCCGTCTTCTGTATGCTCTGCAAATTGAGCGGGTGTCGATTGAGGAGCCTGCGGCTTTTCTACTATTTCAAAATCTTCTTCTTCAAAACCATAAGCCTTTATGTAATAGGACTTTGAAAACTTTACTCCTGTTTCGGTCAGGGTTTTATCTCTGTCAGCCAGATTTTTATCTACATCTTCCGGGTGCCACATGTCAAAAGTTGGCACTTCGGCAGAGTTGAAATTTAATTCATTGATCCACTTTATCAGTTGATTTAATGTCTGACTTACCTGTGTCGCATCCATATCGACTATATCCTGGCGTACTTCCTGATGTGTCTGACTGGCTGCGTAGGCTCCCCCTGTTTCTCCTACCTGCGTGGTAAGTGTCTGACCTACAATCACCTTTGCTATCTCTTCGTTACAAAGACTTATTAAATCTTTAAATATACCCGACGATGATGCTGTAAAAGGATCTGACTTTACTTCTACCGAAGAGTCATCGTATATGACGGCGATTGCATCCTGGCACATCTGATCTAATTTTTCCAGCAGATCGCCCATCTCGTCGTCTGTTGCGCCGCGCCTTATTTTCCCCACGATAAAAGGCATTCCGTATTTTTCAACACAGATGAGCCAGAATTTCAGCGCATCTTTCTTAAATGTTGCGTACCAGAAGAGACTTGAAAAGAGGGATGATCCGTAAGGATTATCGTAAGAGGCGTTATATCTGGGACAGAGGAATTTTCTTTCCGGTAACTCTTCGCCGTAAATAGGATTATCTTTGCTCTTAAACCTGAGCTGATTGTTATCGTCAAAGCAAAACCACTCGACAGGCTTTGCCTGTATTTTGCCGGGGATAATTAATCCGTATTTATCTATCCATGTAATTTCAAGTGGTTGATAACCGAAATAATTGGCATCGAGTATATCCTTTATAATATCTTTTACAGGCAGCTCGTTAAAGATTCTTTCTGTTATCTTTGCCTGTTTTGATTTTGCCTTACCTCTGTTAATGCCATATTTTAGCGATTGCACTCCGGCTGTTCTTGACAGGGTGCATGTGGCCACCTGGGACTCTGTTTTGATTTCTCTGTAGACTTTAATGTCTTTTCTCATCTTCTTTAAGGTTTCGTCGGGGTTCGGAAGATAACCCATCATAGAGATAAAATCCAGGCTTCTTTTTCTTGTAGCGATTTCTTCCCCTATGGTTTTCTTTGGTTCGCTGAATTTATGAAATGTGTGCTCGTTGAGCCATATGCCTTTATTCATTAATAGCGCCCTTTCAAATCTTTTGTGCTGAAAGAAGAATATTTATTCCACTTACTTCTGTTTCTATTTTTGTTTTTTCTTGTGACTACGACAGTCTTTCCGTCTCCGTGGTTTAACGCGTGGTTTGATAAAGCTGCTGACCAGAAGCGGTCTCCGTGACTTGGATCGAAATTATCATTATCTTCGTTTCTAATGGCGGCTTCTTTATTGTTATCACTTGCTCCTCCAGTATCTTCTTTTTTGTTTTTATTACCTTTGCCGCTCTTTGTTGCGTCAAATCTTCTGTGTCCTGCTACTGTAGTTATACATTTTATTGAATGGAAATCATGCTCTATTTTTTCATTGGGAGGATACAGGAAAGACCCGTCTTCGATTGCTATGTAAAGATTGTCTGCGAGTTCTTCGTTTACGGGGCCTGAAAATTTTATACCTTCTACCCTGGAGCCGTACTTTTTTTCTGAATTCTGAGCTATCTGTGCCCCTATACCGGTCTTATCTATGCAGGTTTTTATTGTCTTTGGTAAATCTATTATTCCCCAGATAATCGCCTGCTGAACACTGAATGCGACATTATGCATATCGATACAGAAACGAGTATTTTTAATGCGTCCTTCCTTTTCTGTTCCCCATATGGAGGAAAGATGTCCGGTCTCTGCTATGTCCATTCCTACTCCGGTCGGATTTTTTATCTGTTCCCTCAGTGGATCGAGTAAATCTTTTAACTGTTTATTGGTAAAGATTTTACCTTCATGCTGTGAAGCAGGGATATTATCTTCTTTTACTTCTTTCTCTGTAGCCCGGTAATTTTCAATCCTTACAAAAGGTATATAGAGGAGGCCGTTTCTCTGGTTCTTTTTTATCATTTCGTAAGTGAGGAATGACTCAGCGTCATCTTCTTCCTGGCAGAGGTATTGAGTGTTCCAGATTCTAAGATAGATACAGTTTTTCTTTTCTCTTGCAAGCCAGGCTTTTTTTTCTTCTTCCGTTACAATGTCTTTATTTAATATCTTGTTTAAGATACCGTCTCTTATTGCATCGTGGATTGTTACCTGATGCAGCGACCAGTCGAGTTCTCCGCTCTGTATCTGCTTTTTAAAGCGATAAAATAGAGAGTCTTTTGTTGTAACCGTGCCCATTATCCTGATGGGATATCCCCATATAGCACACCCTTTTGCGCCTTCCCAGAGAGCTTCCTGGTTTATATGTTTTGCAAATTCATCCAGTATTATCTTACCTTCTTTTCCGTGCAGTGCTTTTGGGTTTGAAGATAGTGCATGTATTTGCCCTCCGTTACTGAATTTTACAATATATGTCTGAATGTCATCTTCGGAATCTATTATTATTACCCCTCTATGCCTGCTTGCTTTATCGATAAGTTTGGCCCAGTCTGCGACGTACTGTATATACTCCACTGCATTTGTTTCATCTGTTGACGTAAACCATACTTTATTGTTTTTAATGTTCCCTTCTACGACATCGCAGGTGTCGTCAAAGGCTTCAATCCAGGTGAAGCCTGTGCGCCTGGATTTTCTTCCTACTTTAATATAGGTCTTATCGTTAATCCAGGCAGTCTGATATGGCAGGAAGCCTGATTTTAATCCTTCTCTGTCTTTAGATTTTTTGCTATCCGCCAACTCCGAAAGCCTCCCTTTTTATATCTTTTATGATAACCTTCCAGTCTTCCCGATTGTCTTTCTCGTTCTCTTCTGAGTCTTTAGATTCTTCATACTCTTTAACTTCTTTAAGTTTCATGTCTTTTACGAAATTTATTCTTGTAGAACTTACGGTAAAGTCTCCGACTAAAGCCCATTCAATAAGTTTAAACAGATCTTCAATCTCAAAATTCACCTCTATTAATACGGGGATAACTTCTTCCCAGGTGGTAAGTTCTTTGTTTGTAAGAAGAGAGGATAATTTATCCTGATCTATTTTTTTTCTGAACCCTTTAATCGCTTCTTCCCGTTCCAGGTCATGCTCTATAGAGCTTAAAAGCATCTGCTTTAAGTTATAACTTTTTTCATGGAGGCTTTCCTGGTTTTTTAAGAACTGTTTTCTTTTTATATCCCAGTCTTTAGTTTTCCAGTTTCGGATAGTCTTTTCGTTTAGCTTGAGGCGTGATGCGATTTCTTTAAGTGTAAGCTGCTGGGTAATATATAATTGCTCTGCTTCCGTGTAGTAAAGTTCTTTCTTACTCATGATTGGAGTCTTCCTTATTGGTAATATTTCTTACGAGCGGACAGAAGGTATTATGATCTATTTTCTGTTCAATCCTTACGAGAGCAGTTAAAGTGCACTGGTTCGCCTGGAGCATATCCTTTAGGGATTCATAAGTCCTCTTTGTATCTTCTTTAAAGGCATCCAGGATCTGGCTGAATATCCCCATAGAAGATTTATGGGTAAGATACCAGATAATGAATATCAGCGCGGGAAATCCTACGTATTTTATAATGTCGATAAAAAAGCCTGCTTCTGTCATGATTTTTTCCTCTCTTTTTAACCTCTGAGATGGGTGTTTAAAATCGTTCAATTTGCGTTTAAAATCGTTCGAAATCGATTTAATATTTTTTTTAGTGTAAAGACACCATGATAAAAATTGAAGCTAAATTAGAGGGCTTTTTTGAGGTTATTTTTTTTTGCTATTTTGTAGATAGCTCTGATTGTAATTCCGAATTTTGCGGCAAGTTCTTTTGCGTTTTCTCCGTTGAAGTGTTTTGCGATGTATTTGTTTCTGATGTTTATTGTGAGTGTTTTGACAGGTATGTAAAGATTATCTCCGCAGAAATTTGTTATTATTTTGATTGCATTCTCAAGACCGCATAGTTCCGCAATAAATTGCCAGTCCTCCGGCAGATCGTTTATAGTAACTTCTTTTAGTAAGTCCCTGGTAATTACTTTCATAAAACCCCTCTTAATAAATTCAACCTCTGTATTATATTACAAAAGAACCTGTGAACTTTTTTATTGAAAAAGTTCAATATATTTGTTCCCTGCAGAGTTTTTATAATTACCATATACATTATAACAATATTTTTTGATTACTTGTCAATAAGGAGTAAGGTTATGCCGGAGAAAAAAGCTTTAAGATTATACAACTGGAATGCCGAACTGGCAGAAGATGAAGCTGGCAATGAAGAGGTTGAAGTCAGTTTTAGAATCCAGGGTATTAATAAAAATAATATCTTTATCGCAATCTTTCAGACTGGCAAGGGTGTAATTGAAAACATCCAGGGTAATGGAACGTTTGCAGATTATATGGAACCCCTGACAGAGCTGATATTTTTAATAATGAAATCCCTTAAAAAATCAAAGTAACAATAAAAACATGGCTTGAAGCTGGAGATAAGATGTCTCGTTTTGTAAGCATACAAGAGTCAATATTAGACTACATTTATTATGCATGTTGGAGATTGAGAATTATCTTACTTCAGTCTGTGAATGAAAATCTCCAACTTCAGACCCTGGTTGTTTAAAACATATGGCAGTAAAGCAAATGAAACAAAAAAAATATAAAGATTTTAAAGACTCCGACACATGGTTTGAAGTTTTCAGAGTTGGGAATCATAAAGATTCATCCGGGAATGAAAAGACCTGGACAGAGGAAGACCTCGACGATATTGCATCTGGTTATAACACCTCAGAGCATGATGCCCCGATTTGCATAGGCCACCCGAAGGATAATAGTCCTGCTTACGGATGGGTAAAGAAAAACCTCAAAAGAGAAGGCCCCTGCCTTCTCGCGCAATTTAGAGACGTGTGTCCTGAGTTCATTGATATGGTAAATAAAAAACACTTTCCTAAAAAATCTATTTCTGTTTACGGAGATAAGACCCTTCGTCATATAGGTTTCCTGGGGGCAATGCCTCCAGCTATAAAAGGATTAAAAGATGCGGCTTTTGACGAAGGAAAAGAGAGTGAAGTTATTACTTTAAATTTTGAATGTGAATTTAACGAAAACGGAGGTATAGAAATGGACCCTAAAGACAAAGAGATTCAGGAATTAAAAGATACCATCGCTCAATTTATGGAGCAGGTAAAAACAAAGGATAAAGAGATCCAGGAATTAAAAACAAAAGAAGTCTCTTCTGAATATGCAGAAAAAGCAAAACAGAAAGATGAGGAATTGAAGCAGTTAAAAGCTCAGCTTGCCAGAGTGGAAAAAGAAAAACGTCAGGCAGAGTATAAAGAGTTCTGCGAAAAAAATAAAACTCGTGTGACTCCCGCCATGAAACCTTTTATCATGGATGCCTTTGAGATATTCCATGATAAGGGCGAATTTCAGTTCTCCGAAGGAACTGAAAAAAATGCGGTATCAAAGTTTAAATCTTTCCTGGAAACCCTTCCCGAACAGGTATCTTTCGGAGAAACAGCCACGAAAGAAAAAGCAGCTTCTCAGAAAACCGATTATTCGGAAGATGAAGATTACTCCGAGTTCGGAGAGGTAGACGATGAAAGACTCAGTCTTCATAGAAAAGCAAAGGAATATGCAAGTAAAAACAATGTAAGTTATAAAGAAGCTCTTAAGAGAGTAAGGGAGGGGAAATAAGTGGCAGGACGTCTTGCGGAATTAAGGGTAGTAGATCCGGTGTTGGGTGAACTTTCAAAAGGATATTCTAATGGTTCTTTTGTTGGAACTTCAATATGTCCATTTGTAAATGCTCCCAAAAAATCAAACAAAACAGTTCAATTCGGGAAAGAATCCTTTGAGATTTACGAGACAGAAAGGGCAGTTGCAGGTAGTCCGAAAAGAATGATGCCTAACGGCAGAACACCTATAGATATAAAACTTACAAGTCATGCTCTTGAATATCCTCTGGATGAAGAGGAAATTGATGAGAGCATATTCGACGAAGAGCAGATTGCAGTAGAAAGCGTGTCTGAAGCTTTTATGTTAAGGCTTGAGAAAAAGATTGCAGACCTTACCCAGAATGCCGACAACTATGCTTCTACAAACAAGAGGACTCTCGAAGGCGATGACCAGTGGTCAAGCAAATCAACTTCCGATCCTGTGGATCATATAAAAACTGCAATGAATGATATGCGAAAACAGATAGGAAGGAAGCCGAATAAAATGTTACTCGGCCCCGACGCTTTCGACGATCTCTGTGAACATCCGAAAATACTGGCTAAAATTCAGTATGTAATGAAGGGTATAGTCACAGTGGATATTCTTAAGGAGATATTCCCCGGTCTCGAAGAGATAGTTGTAGGTGAAGCCATTTATAAAGCAGACAACGGAGAAATGGCAGACCTGTGGAATGACATCTGTTTCCTGGGTTATATCGGATCCGGAAGAAACAGGAAAGAGCCTTCCTGGGGATATACTTTCAGAAAGAAAGGTTATCCGATTGTGTATCGCTATATAGAGCCAAACGGAATTATCAGGGTAGTGCAGCAGAGAGATATTTTTGAACCTATGATTGTAGGTGCCGATGCAGGCTATCTTATCAGTGATACCCGTGCCGCAGTGGAAGAGGAAGAAGGGGAAGAATAAGGATTGATAAAGAAAGGTGAAAGAATATGATAAAAACATGTTTATATTGCCAGGATACGGTGTTCTCTATACTTGCAGCCGCAGCAATTCCTCAGAGCAGATTTATAGGCTTTGACGGCAATCTCTGCGGTGCAGGTGCAAAGGCTTTAGGTGTTTCCTTAAGAGCCTGTGACTCCGGAGAGCAGATTCCTGCTGCAACATACGGACCTGTAATAGTAGAGTCGGGCGGAGTTTTTGCCGCAGGAGATGCCATTGTTTCCGATGCACTTGGCAGAGCCGTAAAGGCAACAAATTTTGCCGTAGCAAGTGCTCCCACTGTAGGTGTGAGTACTGTTCTTGATATAGATGTAGATACCGCTCTTGATATAGATGTAGATACAACTGTAAATACCAGTGTCGAGACCACAGTAAGTCCTACCGTGACAGTAGCGGTTCCGTCCGGTGAAGTTGCAGTACTTTCATCTGCCGCCCAACCTACTCTCACTGTTAACGCTTCTGCCACTGGAGCCAGCACCGCAACCAGCACTGCAACCAGCACCGCAACGGGCACTGCAACCAATACTGCAAGCGGAACTGCAACCAATACTGTAACTGCATCCGTAGCCAATTCCCTGACTGGAGGAGTTCTTCCTCAGGCAGTTAACGGATATGCTCTTGATGCTTCTACCGGTTCGGGTCAGTTCGTGAGGGTAATTTTAAGATAATGCCTTACTGTGATTTAGATGATTTAATCGCTGCCCTCAATGAGCAGACTATTATAGATCTCAGTAATAACGATCCCTCGCCTTCGGTTAATCAGGATAATATTGATGAGGCAACCGGAAAGGCAGAGAGGGAAATAAACGGATATCTCAGGGGAAGATACATCCTTCCCCTGGATACTATCCCGGAAGATGTTAAAGATATTGCAGTAGATATAGCGCTTTATTACCTCTATAAAAGGGTCCCGGGTAAAATTACAGAGGAGATAGTTAACTCTTATAAATTACGTATTGCAAGATTAAAAGACATAAAAGAAGGTAATTTTCTTCTGGATATACCTGTAGA